AGGCCAAGGCCATCGAGACCAAGCGCCGCGACGAGGTGCGCCGGCGGCATGAGCCCGGCGGGACGTTCGCGCAAAAGTGGCCCGGGCGCGGGTGATCTAAAGCAACGCTGCGCGGATGTCGGCGAGACGCATCGGCGTCGGGGACATTCCCCAAATCGTCGGCGTCACGCTTCTTCCACGTCGTCGATTGCGCAAGGGGGCAGCGGTCGATTTTGCTCAGGCGGATCCGGCCGTACTGGATCAGATGCGCGTCATGCGCAAGATGCCCTGTTGACGGCACGGCGTGGCACATGGCACACTTTGGCACCGATGAGCGAGCCTGCCCCGATCGCTGCGCCAATCGCTTCGGGCGTGGCGCCCGCTCCAGTCGCCTCTCCGGCGGTCCCCGCGCCTCCCCCGATCGTCGGCGCGTCCCTGGTGACGCCGCTCACGGACGTGGCGCAGACGCAGCTACGCGATCCGGGCCAGCGCCGACTGCTCCTCAAGATCCTCTGCGACTTCGGCCTCATCTCGAAGGAGATGCGGGCGAGCCTCCAAGACACGACGGGCTCGCTTGATCCGGAGCCCTTCCTTGCCGAGGTCCGCAAGGGCATCGCGCTCGCCGGCACGCTCCCGTCGCCGCCCGATGCCGAGGATGCGTTCGCCGACAAGCTCGCCGACTGGCTCGGCGCGCAGACTGGCGGTGCGCGGATCTCGTCGAACACGTGGGCGGAGCATCCCGAGCTTTGCGCCGTCGCGAACCTCCTTCGACAGCGCGCGTGGCGCAAGCCGTCGAGCAAGCCGCGGTCGCAGTGAGCGACATCCCCGATCTCCGCGCGCGCCTCGCTGTCCTGCGCGAGTTGAACGTCGGCGTGTACAACGTCGAGCGCGCGCCGGACGGCACGATCCTCAAGGAGCACATCCAGCTCTTCGCGCCCGCCGTTCCGGTTCCGCAGCGCTCGCCGAAGGAGATCGACGACGCGGAGCGCGCGGCCGCTGCTCGAATGGAAGAGTGGGAAGCGCGCGTGACGCGTGGCGCCTCGGGCGGCCTGCGCGAGACCAAGAATGCGCCGTCGTCCACTGCGGGCGGTGGCAGCGTGAATCCAGCGCTCAACGACGCCATCCGGCGCGAGCGAAAGAGCCAACAGGGGGCGCCGTGACTTCTCACGCGCGCTCGACGACGCGACTTCTCGCCGCGCAACTGCGCACTGGACGTCGGATCATGCGTTGAGCGGCGTTCGGGCACGGATTGCGCGGCAGCGGAAGCTGCGCCCCAAGGCTTGGGGCGACGCTTTTCCTATGTCTTCCATCCTGAAGGATCTCTATCCGTCGCAACTGAAGGCGTTGGCCGATGGCTAAGCGCCGCAACGTCCCAACGCAGTACCACCCCGAGACCGACGTCGACGGCAAGCTGCTCGAGCCCGACGCGAACAACGACGACCAGCGTTGGTGGAAGGCGTCGAAAGAGAACATCCACGATCGCGTGATGACGCGCGTGCGGTTCCTACGCCAACGCCAGCGCGCGCGGCGCGAGATGTACCGCTTCTACGCGGAGCTATACGGCACTCAGGAGCTCTTCGGACTCGGCCTGACAAACTACGACCCCGCGCACGTCGGATTCATCGCCCCATCGCTCCCGTACAACGTCGTGCGGCGCGGCGTGAACACGCTCCTCGCGAAGATCACCAAGCACAAGCCGCTCCCAATGGTCCTCTCCGAGAGGGGGGACTACTCGCAGTGGCGCCGGGCGCGCGGCCTCGCGAACTTCCTCGCCGGCGCGTTCTCCCCGAGTGCGCTCGACGTCTTTCCCGTCATGCGCACGATCGCGCGCGACGCGCTGGTGTTCGGCACCGGCATTCTGCGCGTGCATCACAACGAGGGGGATCAGCAGCCGAGACTCGATCGCATCCTGCCCTGGGAGATCCTCGTCGACGTCGCCGACGCGCGCTACGGCAAGCCCAAGCAGATCTTCTTCATCCGTTGGATGGACAAGACGGAACTGAAGGAGCGCTACCCGCAGTTTCGCGTGCAGATCGACAAGTGCCAGTCGTCGTCGGGGCTCATCGACGACATGCCCGATTACACGTCGCAGGCCGACATGATCATGGTGACGGAGGCGTATCGCCTACCAGTCGCCGACGGGAAGCGCCGCATCGATGGCCGCTGGGCGATCTGCATCGATTCCGTCTGCCTCGAAGAAGGTCCGTACACCAAAAAGCACTTCGGCATCGCGATCTGCAAGTACGCGGACCCCGTCATCGGCCTCTGGGGTGACGGCCTCGCTGCCGAGATGGCGGGCTTTCAATACGAGGTCAACTACGTCACTGAGACGTTGCGCATGGCGCACCGTGTGGCGGGGACGGGGATCTGGATGGTGCCGGACGGCGGAGACGTGCCCGACGCGCACTTCGAGAACGGCATCGGGCTGTTGCTAAAGTACAAGCCGCCCTTCAAGCCCGAGTACCAGAATCCGACGCCTGCCGATCCGCAGACCTACCAATACCAACAGCAGTGCGCGACCGGTGCACTCGAATGGTCCGGGATCTCTACGATGAGCGCGAACGCGACGAAGCCAGCCGGCATCACCGCAGCCCGCGCGCTCCAAACGCTCGACGATATGGAGGCCGACAATCAGGCCGTCTTCGAGGACAACTACGAGGCCCTCGCGCTCTCGATCGCAGACCTCCTCATCGAGGAGTACAAAGAGCTCGCCGCCGAGAACGACAACGGCGATGGCCTCGCGATGATGGTCCCCGAGCGGCGCTCGCTGCTCAAGGTGAACTGGAAAGACGTGGACATGAAGCGTGACGCGATCGTCATGCAGGTGTGGCCCACGAACCTTCTCGGGCGGACGCCCGCCGCGCGGTTGCAGATGGTCAACGACCTATTCAACGGCGGCATCATCGACCGCGCGCTCTACCTGAAGCTCCTCGACGCGCCGGACATCGACGCTGAGACGGACCTCGCCAGCGCGCTCCAGGAGGTCGCCGACGCGCAGATCGAAGCGATCCTCGACATCAACCCGTCGTGGGCGCCGCGATCGATGGATCGCGCGTACGCCAAGAGCCGTCCGGACACGTACCAGGACTTGGTGTACGCGATGCATCGCGCGCAGCAGCACATCTGCTTCGGCAAGCTCCGCGGCGTGCCGGACAACCTGATCGATCTGTTGCGCCGCTACATCACCGACGCGAAGTCGGAGCTCGACAAGGCGACGCCGCCGGTCCCCGCGACCCCGCAGGCGCCGCAGCTCGCGCCCGCGCCGATCGCGCCGCCGGGGATGGCTCCCGCCGCCCCCGCGCCCCTTCAGGCCCCCGGATCCGCCGCGTGATGCGCGCGCCCGGCATCCACAGGAACGCCCCCCGCGGCTGCGTGAACTGCCACGAGATCCTTGGCGCACGCCCGACTGGCGCTCCCTCGGCTACGCCGCGCCTTCTGATGACGACCCTCGGGAGGCGACGATGAAGTACGCCGTCCACCTCAAGAAGAAGCACCTCGCGGAGCTGAAGGCGCAGGTCCCGAACCTGTCCGAGCGCGAGATCTTCGAGCTCGCGCTCGTCATCGGCCTCAACGCCCTCACGGCGACGGGCCGCGGAAAGGCACCGAAAGCATGAGCCTGCGCGCGCCCGGCATCGTTCGAACATCGTGGATGGCTCGCGCCAGTGCGGGCATCGTCGTCGGTTGGCTGATCGGCGTCACACACATGCTTCCCAAGCACCTCTCCTGAAGGACCACGCATGACGCAACTTGCCGACGCCCCCGCCGCTCCCGCCGCCACTGCACCCGCTGCGGCGCCGCCCCCTCCCGCCGCTCCGACCGCGGGCGCCGCGGGCAAAGAGATCCCCGCCGAAGCCTCCCATCAGGACCGCGTCGCGACGCTCCATGCGGCGCTCGCCGAAGAGGACAACAAGGGTCCGAAGGTCGGCGACGAGCCGGCCAAGACGGAGCCGGAAGCGAAGGCAGACGAAGCCAAGGTCGAAGCCTCGCCGAAGCTCGACAAGGACGGCAAGCCCGTCGTCGAGAAGCCGGAGGAGACCAAAGACCCGAAGCTCGCGGCGAAGTTTGCGGCCATCGCCAGCGAGCGAAAGGACGTCGTCGAGCGCCGTGCGCAGCTCGAATCGGCGACGCGGGCGCACGTGGCCCGCGAGCAGGAGTTCACTGCGCAGAAAGCGCAGTTTGCGCAGCAGCAATCGGCGCGCGAGCAGGAGTTCGCCGCACGCGAAGCCCGCATCCGGGCCGCCGAGGAGAGCGACCACAAGCTGATGAGCGATTCGCCGGAGAAGATCTTTCAGCGCCTCATCGCGCTCGGGGTCGACTCCGACGAGAAGCTCGCCGCGCTCGGGAAGCGCGAATGGGGCGCACACCGTGCACGTGCCGAGGCGGAGAAGTCGAAAGCCGACGCTGCGAAGCCGAAGGAGCCCGACGATCCCAAGGCCAAGCCCCTCACGATCGCCGAATGGGAGAAGCTACAGGCGGAGGCCGCAAAGAAGTCGCTAGTCGATACCCAGGTGAAGGCCGAAGCCGAGGACTTCGAAAAAGGTTTCGACGAGACGAAGCACGAGGCTGCGTCGACGATCTTCACCCGAGAGGATCGATATCAGCAGGCGCTCAAGATCACCCAAGGGTGGAAGGCCAACGGTAAGGCAGGACCCTACAGCGCGGATGATATTCGCGAGGCTGTCAATACCCTTGCTGAGTTAGACCCGAGATGGCATAAGGTACAAAAGCGCGGCCCCCTAGCGTCGGCCGCATCGACGAAAGCCCCCACCGGTTCGCCGGACAACAAAGCTGCCGACTCTGCCGCCCCCCAAAGTCCTCGGGGCAACAAAACGCTGAGCAACGATGCCGTGAGCGAATCTTCGCCGGCCGTGACGGATGACAAGAAGCCGCAGACCCTCAACGGGGCCGGCTCTTCGTACAAGTCCGAGCGACAGAAGCGTCTCGCGAACATGATGCGCAGCTAGCCCGCGCGCGACAACCCACGCTGAGGACAGCGTTCGCGCGCCACGGGGCACCGCGATGGCAGCAGCTAACTCGACGACGTACTCGGCCCTCCTAAAGGAGATCTGGCCGCAAAACGACATCATCAACGAGCTCTACGACACGAACCAGTCGTTCTATGGGCTCTGCCCGAAGGACACGAGCTTCTACGAGATCGTTCGGCACATCGCGGTGGGCTACGGCTACACCGGCGGCGCGTCGGCGACCTTCAGCAACGCGAAGGCGAACAAGCAGCCGACGGTCGAGTCTCAGTTCAAGATCTCGCCGGTCCAATACTACTCTCTGTTCTCGATCCAGCGGCAGCTCCTGCGCCGCGCGCAGCAGAAGAAGGCCGCGATCGTTCCGGCGCTCGAGCGCCAGTCGAAGATGGCGATCGAGGTCTGGAAGCGCCGGATGGGGATCTACCTGTTCAACACGAACGTGGGGTCCATCGGTCAGATCCTGACCGCTCCCGGCGGGAGCGCGACGGTCCAGGGCGGCACGACGCAGGTGCTCACGAGTTCGCAGATCCAGCTGACCGCCAGCTCGGACATGCGACACTTCAACAAAAACGTGACGGTCGACTTCTCGGTCGACAACACGGGCGTGGCCGGCGTCGGCTTCATGGTCTCGCCGCTCATCGTCACGAACCTGGACCGCGACAACGCGATCCTCACGTTCAACCAGCCGATCGCGAGCGCATGCCCGTCGATCCCCGGCACGGTCAACACGTACGTCTACTATTCGGGCGACTACAACTCGATCATCTCGGGCGTCGCGCAGTGGATTCCGACGACCGCGCCGACCTCGACGCTGTTCTTCGGCCTGGATCGCACGCAGGACATTCAGCTGCTCAGCGGATGGCGCATCAGCTGCAAGAACAAGTCGATGCGCGCGGCGGGGATGACGACCGCCAAGGTGCTGCACGAGATCGGCGGAAAGCCGACGAACTGGTTCCTGTCTCCCAACGACTTCCTCAACCTCCAGATCGAGCTCGAGAGCGCCGGCGCACTCAAGTCCGTGAAGGAGCCTGGCGCGCCGATGAACGGCCGCAACTTCGGCGAACCCTACGAGGGGATCGCGCTGATGGGGCCGGGGGGGCAGATCAAGTGCTTCTTCGACATCAATGTGCCGGACAACTACGGCTGGATGACGTCCCTCGACATGTGGACCTACGCCACGATGGGAGACGCGCCGTACTTCGATCAGGAGGACGGCAACGAGATCCTTCGCGAGACGGACGCCGATGCGTTCGAAGGTCGGATCGTGGGCGACCCGCAACTCTATACCGAGGCGCCGGCATTCTCTGCCGTGTCGCTCCTCGCGGCCTGAAAGGAGCCCAGCATGTCGGATTTTTCCGTTTACCGAAAGCTCGAGACTGCACGCATCTCGTCGAGCGGTGACATCGTCAACCCGTCGCAGCCGATCTCCCAATCGCACCAGCGCACGGACCGATTCTCCTTCTCGACGACCACCGCGAACGTCGCGGAAAGCCCCTTCCTCACGGTGCCCTATCCGGCCGTGCTGAAGACGGCCAACCTCGTCGCCACCGCGAATACGACCGCCAACGCGGCGCAGGGCACGATCGTCAACGTCTACAAGCGCACGGGCAATGGCGCCGCGGTGCTGATGGCGACGGCGAACACCGCAAATACCGCGGTGACGGCGTTCGTACCCGTCCCGCTCGTGCTCGTTGCCAACGCCGCGAACACCCAGTTCGCAGCGGGCGACGAGTGCACGGTCTCGACGACCGTCATCGGCACCGGCGGTAGCACGGTCGCCAGCTGCGACATCCTCTTCGAGGACATCGCCTGATGAGCAGCGGTAACCGGCTACTCGGCAACGACATCGAGGGCGTGAACGGCGGCGGCCAGGAGCGCTATCGCTTCCAGTTCGTTCCCAACGGGACGAGCTCGCCCGCCGTTTATACATCCTACACTCCCACCTCCAGCGGGCCTACCTACCAGACGCCCTCGAAGGGTACGGGGATCTCGAGCATCACGCGGCTGGGCGTCGGCCTCATCGGCGTCCAGCTCGCGGATACATCACCGGGCGTATTGCTCGGGTTCTGGGCCTGCGCCGTCACCGGCTCGGCCCTCACCGGGACACCTCCGAACCAAACGATCACGCCGGGCAATCTGGCGGGATATGAGTTCGCGATCGTGTCCAACGTCGCCGGTCTCGTCGTCATCGGCATGTATGCCGCGGGCGGCACGACGCTCACCGACCCGGCGAACGACGGATCAGCGGTCACCTGCGAGATGGTGTTCTCGAAGGATCCCACCAACGCCTACTGAGAAGGAGCCGATGCCATGAGCAAGAAAGGCGAAGGACTCCTCATCGCAGCAGGCATCCCGGTGCCCAAGCGATCAGAGTCGGAAGACGATGACCCGATGAAATCGGAGGACGACGCGCCCTCCGATGATGTCGATCTCAGCGAAGGCGAAAAGACCGCCGCCGAGGATGCGATGGTCGCCCTCAAAGACGAGGACTCAGAAGCCTTCGGCAAGGCGCTCAAGCGCTTCTTGCAGATGGGTAGCTGAGGCGAATCCGCAGAGAGGCCCCGCGCCAGCACGCGGCGGGGCCGCTCTCTTTCCACGTGACGGAGGCAGGGCGATCGAATGCTCGCGGTGACACTCGGAAGCATGCGTGCAGAAGCGACCGCGCTCGCGAACATGCCCGCGTGCACCGCCACGACCGCCGTCACGATCGCGATGGCGAACGGTTGGATCAACCGCGGCATCAACAAGCTGTTCCGCACGGCTCTCCAGGCAGGCGGCGAGTCGGTCTACCGCAAAGACCTGATGATGACGCTGAGCGTCCCCGGCCAGACGATCTACCAGCTCCCCCCCGACTTCTACGAGCTGAAGAGCGTCGAGCTCTTGCTCTCGACGAACGTGCCCGGTGATCGAATCGTGCTCGAGCGCTTCACGCTCAACGAGCGGCCGTACCTTCTGAGCGCGACCCCCGGATGGAACGGGGAGCCCTTCAGGTACATGCTCGTCGGTAAGACGACGCAGGACGGGACCGACCCCGGCTCGATCGAGTTCCTTCCGCCCCCCTCGTCGAACACGAAGATCAACCTGATCTACATCTTCGGCCCGAAGCCGCTGGTGAATGACAGCGACACGTTCGACGGCTTCGCTGGCTTCGACGAGTATGCCGTCAAGTTCTGTACGCGCGACATGCTTCTTCGCAACCGCGAAGAGGAGCGCGCGCAGCTCTTCGAGCAGCAGCTCTCGATGATCCAAGCCGACGTGCTGTCGGGGATGCGCCAGCGGGATGCGGCCATGGCGCCGAGGGTGAACATGACCCGCGACGTATGGCGCCCTCGCTTCACGCGAATGGGCCGCTTCCGATGAGTGCCCCGCGCAACACCGGCACCACGATCCTCAAGCTCACCGGCGGCAAATGGGCCGTGCAGCCGCGCTCCGTATTCCCGATCCGTAACTTCCGCCTCACGGGCACCCCCACACCCGCGCAGGTGACGCAGCAGTTCAACCAGTCGCAAGACGAGGTGCAGGACGCGACGGTGGGCTCGCGCGATGTCGCCGGCACCGTGCGCACGCTCTACGTCGCCGTGCCCTTCACCGGCGGCATCGATGTACAGCTCCCGCATCTCCTCGGTTCGGCGAACATCGGCGTATGGCTCGGCCAGCCGCGCGGCGCGGTCGGCTCGGGCATTCCCTATGTGACCTGGACGGTCTCGCCCGATGGCACCGCGGCGATCCTGGTGCCCGCGGGAACGTTCACCGCCGATCTCGAGTTTCGGGTGATCCCATGACCGAAGCGGAGCTGATCAGCATTCCGCTCGGCGCGGGGCAAGACGAGTCCTTCGATGACGCATTCACGCCGCCGACCGCGATGCGCGTCGCGCAGAACGTCATCTACCCCACCGCGCAGACCGCGACGAAGCGCAGCGGGGTGACGGCGTTGGCGACGCTCGCGAATGCGCGCGCGCTCGTGAAGCATGGTGAAGAGGTGCTCGCGATCGACGGGCTCAATGCCTGGTCATGGTCGCCCACCGAAGAGGCCTTCGTGGGCCGCGGGCGTGTGCCCAGCTGCCTTGTGCGCGCGAAGCTTCCCATCGGCCAGGGTCTACCCGCGAACCGCATCGGGCGAAACGACAACCTCATCGGTGCGCCATTCGTCTCTCTTGCAGAAACGGCGGCCTACCGCATCTCCGTTTGGAACGACGGAACTTCAATTCTGGCCAGCGTCTACGACCTAGCCGGGGTGTTCGTGCGCGTTTCGGACGTGCTCGACGCGCAGGCTGGCGACCAATCGTATGCATCCTATTTGCAGCCGCGCGTACTCATCCTCGCGACGAGGGTGGTGGCACTCTGGTTCAATACGACAGGAGGCGCCGTCTATGCTTCGAGTCTGGATCTCACCGCCATCGCCTCCGGGTGGTCCAATGCGGTGAACACGACCGTCGTAACGGGCGGCTCGACGACCTATTTCGATGCGTGCCCCATTCCGCAGACTGGAAACTTCGGAATGATCGTTGGTGACGTGAGTGGCAAGGCTGTTGTGGCCTATCTTTTTTCCCCGAGCGCACTCACGTCGCCTATCGCTACGCAAATCGTGGCCGCGGCATCCGGTTCCCCGGACCTGTCGAGCGCGACGATCACGGCCGTTGCGTGCCGGCCCGACTGGTCGGGAATCAATCAGCTCTTCATCTATTCGTTCGCGTATACGACGGGTCCAGGCACGAGCACGCTCATGTATTATGGCGTCGTCGGTGCATCTCTGACCGGCTCTCCCATATTGGCCAACACGTCACTGACGTCAGGATTTGGTGGATTCGCGCCCAGCCCGGACAGTGGCCCAGGCGTCGACACGATGGGAATCGAGCGCGTCTACCAGGAGGGAACGGGCACCAGCTCGCTCTTTCTGATGACGACGAGCTACCTCGTCTCGCAAGCCGGCATTCCAGCCAACCGATGCCTGGTGACATGGCAGCTAAGCGTGAATGGATCATGGGCCGTTCTCGACACGCAGCTCGCGCTCGAGATGACAAGCAAGCCGTTCGCGATCACCCTGAATGGCGTCTACCGATACTGCGTGCTTGCGATGACAAGCGACCCCACCCGGCAGGGTACCGCAATGCTCCTATCGATGCGGTATGAGGACATCTCTGGCGCGGGGGTGACTCCGCTCTGGTACCCGGTCGCGACGATCACGCCCGACTATGCCTCAATCGTTGGCTCGTCTTTTGTGGGAGTTTCGTCCCGTTCCGCAGACGTCACCCATACAACCGACCCCACGCAAACCGTCTATACGGTGTCGTCCTCGATCGCGACCGACGCGCTTCAGAACGCTTCGGTCATGTTCGAGATCGATTTCGCGAACGTGGCTTCCTATCAGTCGGTGGAACTTGGGCCTTATGCGTTCATCGCGTGCGGCACTCCGATGATCTACGACGGCTCGCGGCTCACTGAGGTGGGGTTCCTTCACGCGCCGCCACCGCCGGTATGCACATTCTCATCCGGCGGCGGCAGTGTCCCCGCAAACGCGTCGACGCAATACCTATGCTGCTACGCGCAGCAAGATTCGCAGGGCAACGTGCATCGATCGGCGCCGAGCACGGTAACCAATGTGGACGTGTCGTCCGAAGGCAATGTCGTCGTGAACGTCGTCAGCTATTTGCCGACCTACCGCCAATCCGGGCCAGGTGCGGGGAGCTCGGGCAAAGATGAGGGGACGCCGATCTACGTCGAGGTCTACCGGAACACCGCCGCCAATGGCAGCATATACAATCTGCTGGCGCGCGTGCCCAACAACATCACGGCCGCGCCGTTCCAGATCGTGATCACATCGGTGACCGACGTTTCGCCCGATTCGCAGATCGCGACAAACCCCGTGCTCTATACGGAAACCGGTCAGCTCCCGGCGACTCCAACGCCGTCGCTCTACGGAATCTCGGTCCATTCCGATCGCCTCTTCGGCTGCGACGCGGACGGGATCACGACCTATTACAGCTCGGCGCTCGAAAGCGGGCTTGCGCCTTTCTTCGCCGACGCTTTCATCGTGGAGTGGCCGG